ACCACTAATTACTGGTCTAGGGACCTATGGATATAATGAGGTTGTAAGAGGATTAACTTCTGGAACTGAAGGAAGAGTAAAATCTTGGGATTCGGATACCAAAGTTCTTAAAGTATCACTTGTTGGAATTGGAACCACAGTTAGTGGATTTATTCCAGGTGAGATTGTTGTTGGTACTTCATCGACAATATCAGCAGCATCAACATCTAACGGATATGCCATCTACACTGTCAAATCTTATGATCATAGAGACATATATGATAAATATGAACAAAACGATGAAATTGAAGAAGAAGCAGATACTTTCCTAGATTTCTCACAATCTAATCCCTTTGGCAATTACTAATGTTAGGAACTTATTTTTATCACGAAATTTTAAGAAGAACTGTTGTTTCGTTTGGAACAATTTTCAATGATATTCATATTCGTCATAGAAATTCTAATGATGGTGAAATTAGTGATATGAGAGTTCCTCTTGCTTATGGTCCTATCCAGAAATTTTTAGCAAGAATTGAACAACAACCAAATTTAAACAAAGCGACTCAAATATCATTGCCAAGAATGTCATTTGAGATGAATTCTATTCAATATGATCCAACAAGAAAAGCAGGTGTAACTCAAACGTTTAAGGCATCTGATGGTACAAACTTAAAAAAAGTTTTTATGCCGGTTCCTTACAACATTGGATTTGAACTGAATATTCTCTGTAAATTAAATGATGATGCCCTCCAGATTGTTGAGCAAATTTTACCGTTTTTTCAACCAGCATTTAACTTAACAGTTGATCTTATAGATTCAATTGGAGAAAAAAGAGATATTAGCGTTGTTCTAGACAATATATCATTTCAAGACGATTATGAGGGCGATTTTTCTACAAGGAGGGCACTAATTTATACTTTACAATTTACTGCCAAAACTTATATGTTTGGTCCTATTGCCGATACCACTGATGGTCTTATCCGTAAGGTTCAGGTTGACTATTATGCAGATACAAATAGAGAGACTGCCAAGAGAGAGTTGAGATATACCGCAACACCAAAAGCACTCAAAGATTATAATGATGATAACACTGCCATATTAAGAGAACCTCTAACAAAAACAGAAACAAGAGTTTCGGTCAGTACTTCTTCTGGATTAGTAGTTGATAATAGAATCATTATCAATAACGAAATTATGAAGGTAACTGGAATTGTGGACGGGACAACTATTACTGTTAAGAGAGGATATGATGGAAGCACTGTTACAACTCATCTAGAAAATACATCTATTGATGTCTTAACTCCAGCAGATGATAACCTGGTTGACATTGATGATGATTTTGGATTTAATGAAAATAGGTATTCATTCATAGATTCCAGAGATTATAGTCCATCAAGGAATATAGATATTTAATAGTCTGGTGAAATCATGACAAATAAGTTTGAAAAGATTGATCAAGCACTCAATGTTGAGAGTAACATTGTTGCGGTTGAACCTGATACGGATATATCTTTAAATGTTAAGGAATCTAATAATGACATTAAAAAAGACTACGAATATACTCGTGCTAATTTGTATTCTTTGATTGAAAAAGGACAAGAGGCAATCAATGGAATTATGGAACTTGCCGGAGAGGGAGGCAGTCCAAGAGCATATGAAGTTGCTGGACAGTTAATCAAGTCTGTTGGAGATGTAACAGATAAACTTATAGACTTACAGAAAAAATTAAAAGAGGTAGAAGAAGACACTGTAAAGACAACAAATAATGTTACCAATAATGCTCTATTTGTTGGATCAACTGCCGAATTATCAAAATTACTGAAACAAGGTTTTCTAAATAATAAAGAATAGTAGAGTTTTTTGATGAGCTGGTCTAAAGAATATAAGAGATCAATAGATTGTGATAGTCCACAAGGATTTTCACAAAAGGCTCATTGTGCTGCCCGTAAAAAAAGAGCAGAAGGACAAGAGACCGAATCAAAGTCTCCATTTTCTGAAGCAAAAGATCAGCTGACTTTTACAAAGTTTACACATAAAACAAAGCATTTACCAAAGTCTCAACATCAACTTGATCCGAATCTTGATCTTAAACAGTTGGTTCATCATTCTACAAAACAATATGTTGATAGAGATGCTGATGGTGATGTAGATGTTTATGACAACCCAAAGAAAAAAATTCCTGATGAAAATGTTCAGAGTGCCCCAGAAGGAGCACGTGTTGCTTCAAGAAAATTAATTGCCAAACAAAAGGGTGAATTGAAGCACACCAGAGTTGGAATGGCATATGAAGAGACCAAATCTGGAGATGAAGGACTTCGTGATTGGTTTGGAAAATCTAAATCATCCGATGGAAAATCAGGATGGGTTCAATTAGGTGGGAAATGGGCAGGTAAGCCCTGTGCTCGTCAACCAGGACAAACCTCTACACCAAAATGCGGAAGTTCTAAAATGGCAGCAAATTTATCTGATGAAGAAGAGGAAAAGGCGAGAAGAAGAAAAAATAGACAAGACCCAAATCAACCAGAAAAAACTAGTGGTGCCAAACCAACAAATGTAAGAACAGAAGAAATGGATTTACAAGAAGTCAAAGACAAACCAGGTAAAGGTAGTGGAAAAAAAGATGCCTGTTACAATAAAGTAAAATCAAGATATAGTGTTTGGCCAAGTGCTTATGCTTCTGGAGCACTTGTAAAATGCCGCAAAGTTGGTGCTGCTAATTGGGGAACAAAATCTGAAGCAGTTGAGATGGTTAGATATTGCCCTGCTTGTAAGAAAAATGAGATGCAGCAAGAATGTAAGATGGGTCCAGCATATTGGTCAATGTATTCGCAACCAGTAATGCTTTCAACAAATCAAATGAAATATAATATTGCTACTGTCCACCCAGCAAATGAAGAGAAGGATCACGAATATTCAATGGCTCGTTCTGAACTTTCTACAATCATTGCTGCGGCAAAGAGATTAAAGAAGAAAATGAAAGGTGAAGGTAATATTGAAGCGTGGGTTCAGTCCAAAATCACAAAAGCAGCAGATTACATTGATACCGCAGCAGATTATCTAGAAAGTGGTGAGCACGATGTTGAAGAAGCGTGTTGGGTTGGTTACAAACAAGTTGGAATGAAAAAGAAAGGTAAAAGATTAGTTCCAAATTGCGTAAAAGAACAACATTCAAATTGGAGAGAAGAACTGACTGAAGATTGGCAAAAAGTTAATCGTCAAGACAAAACTGATGGATTAAGTCAGAAAGCAGTAGATGCTTATCGTCGTGAAAATCCAGGTTCAAAACTTCAAACCGCAGTAACGGAAAAAAATCCAAAAGGAAAAAGAGCAGATCGTCGCGCTAACTTCTGCCGTCGTATGAAGGGAATGAAGTCCAAGTTAACTTCAGCAAGAACAGCAAGAGATCCAGATTCTAGAATCAACAAAGCCCTACGTCGTTGGAACTGTAACTAAAATGAAATCCTTTCAACAATTTATTTCAGAAAGCATCACCATCAATGGTGACTTTAATGGAACTCTAAACGTAGGTTCTTCCCAACCAGAACAAGCAAGCGAATCTTTTTTCGCTGATGTAGTTTGGGAAGGAAAGATGTATCGTTTAGAAGTAGAAGGCAAGATGCTTTCTAAAAATGAACTCGCAGAACAAATCCAAGGAGAATATCCTGGAGCGATTGTTCATAACATTTATCCTGGTCAGGTAAATACTTCAAGAATTAAAAACGCACAAAGATATCAACCAGAAAGATTGTCTTGGAGTGAGTGATTAATGGCACAATTTAATAAAAATACTCAAGATTTTTTAAATCAAGAGAGAACTCTTTTTGAAGTGAATATGATCGCCAATAAAAATGGCGAGGTAGTTACACTTGACAACCCATTTCCAGTTACTGGGACAATGGGAATTTCTACATCATCAACAGTATCAGTTACTTTACCTTCAACATCAACTGATGCATTTGGTAGACAAAGAACATCATCTCCACTTACACTTTTTGATAGTTCTCACAGATACAGGGACAATAATCTTTGGAGTGGTTTAGTTGTTGGTACTGGTTCAACAGTTGGATTTTCAACTACACAAGGTTTGATTAATATGACTGTTGGTGTTGGGAGCACCGCATCAATCATCAGAGAAACCACAAAAGTATTCTCTTATCAACCAGGAAAATCATTACAGGTATTGAATACATTCGTAATGAACCCAGCAAAAACAAATCTTCGCCAAAGAGTAGGATATTATGGCGCAGATAATGGGATGTATTTGGAACTTGATGGAAGTAATTTATATTTTGTAGAACGAACATATGTTACAGGAATTACAACAGAAACAAGAGTAGCACAAGCAAATTGGAATATTGATACAATGCTTGGTGCAGGACATCTCAATCCATCTGGTGTTACATTAGATATTTCCAAAGCACAAATTTTGTGGATGGATATTGAATGGTTAGGACTTGGAACAGTTAGATTGGGTTTTGTAGTCGATGGGAAGTTTATTCACTGCCATTCATTCCATCACGCAAACTTAATCACTTCAACTTATATTACAACGGCATCATTACCTTTGAGATATGAGATTGCTAATACTGGAGTTACAACCAGTGCAAGTACATTAAAACAAGTTTGTTCTACTGTAATTTCAGAGGGTGGATATGAACTTCGTGGATTGCAGCAAGCAATTAGCATTCCAATTAATTCTCCAAGAA